AATGCTGCCGTTACCACACAAATTAACAAGAATAAGATATTAGAGGCTATGCAAGATGAATATGGAGCAATTCAACATTCATGTGATAGATCCGGAGTATCAATATCAACTTACAGAAATTATTACAACAACGATGAGGAGTTTAGGGCAAAAGCAGATGCCATTAGAGCAGTAGTGAAAGAAAAGGTTGCTAATAGCTTAATTCGTAAAGCAATTGAAAAGGATGATACATTATCTCAGATATTCTTCTTAAAAACCCAAGCGGGATGGGTTGAGAAGCGACAAGTGGAGGTAACACAAAAGAAAGAGTTAATCCAAATTATACCGGCAGATAATTTTCAAATAGAGGAAGCAGAGATAATAGATGCAGATCAAGGCGAATAAGCAATTTTATCAATGCTTAAATAGTTCAGATAAAAGATTTGTAATTCATAATGGTGGAACACGTTCCGGTAAAACTTATGCCATTTTGCAATATCTTATTTACAAGGCTTTGAATACTGATCCAAAAGAAGCGTTAAATTTCACTATAATAAGGAAATTTTTACCATCTCTGAAAGACTCGGGTTACTCTGACTACATGGAAATTTTAAATTCGTGGGGGTATTATTCGGCTGAATTTCATAATAAGACTGATATGAAATACACCCTCAATGGGCATACGTTTAAGTTTTTGGCTACAGGAGATCAACCCGAACGATTGCGCTCAATGAAGAGGGACATAGCATATATTATAGAATGTCAAGAATTGAGTAAAGAAGAGTTCAGACAAATAAATTACAGAACAACAACCCAAATGTATTTTTGTTATAATCCTAGTATGACTGAACATTGGATATATGACTTGGAGGATAACAGGGCAGAAGATGCGGCAGTTTTTGTAAGCACCTATAAGGATAATAATTTTCTTAGTGACATACAAAAAAAGGAAATTCAGAAACTTGAAATTACCGATCCGGAGGCATATAGGGTATTTGGTTTGGGTTTAAGGGCAAGTACGAATAAAGGTAGGATTTATAAGGGATGGGAAGATATTAGTGAGTTACCCGAAGGTGGAGTATTTTATTCTGTAGATTTTGGATTCTTTCCGGATCCAACGGCAATTTTAAAGATTGTTAGTGCTAATGAAAGTATTTATGTAAAAGAATTAGCTTATTCAACTAAGATGGTTGATGAGGATATAATTATGACATTGCGTAATGCTCATTATATGGGTGAGCCTATCTATTGCGATCATAATCAAAAACAAACAATAGAGCAATTAAAACGTAGTGGCTTTAATGCTAGGGAAGGTAAGAAGGGTAGTGGTAGTATTATTGAGGGTATTAATTTTTTAAAGAGGGCAAATGTTTTTTATCATAAAGACAGTAAGAATTTGCATAAAGAATACTCTTCTTATTCATGGAAATTAAAAAGGGGATTTGATCCGGATGATGATAATGCTTATGAGCAATTTCCCGAAGATAAGAACAATCACCTAATGGATGCTCTAAGGATGGGTTATTATTCACATTTCTTTATTGGGAATAAATTTTTCGTAATATGAAACCCTTTTTTATATTTGTGTTATTTTTGCTTTAAAATAAATTATGGGAATTTTTAACATCTTCAACAAGAAGAAACAAAAAAGTACGGATCCTAGATACAATGAATTAATTTTCGGAAGATTCGGAGTTTCTCCGTTCATCAAACAAGAGCCAACAAAAGAAACCTACATAAAGGAAGGATTTCAAAAGAATGCAACTGTTTATTCTATTGTTGATTTGATTTCTAAATCTGCTTCAAACATCAAAATGAGAGTCTACGAGAAGGTGGATGGTTCAGCAGCAAAAGAATATAATACCTTAATTAGTGGTGCATTAAATGATAATGCAATGTTTAAGGCTGAGAGAGCAAAAAAAAGAGCATATAAACCGGCAGATAATTCTGATTTAGCTAAATTTTTAGAAAATCCTAATCCAAAGCAAGGACAAGCAGAATTTTTAGCAGATTTGATTGCATTTGAATCATTAACGGGTGATGGATTTATTTGGGGATTAAAACCCGAAAGTGGTAGCCAACAAAATAGGATAAAAGAAATGCACGTTCTACCTTCTCAATTGGTTGAGATAGTTGGTGGTGATATAATGGATCCAATAAAGGGATATACATTAAATTGGTTGAGTTACAATAAATCAATTCCTTCACAGGATGTTGCTCACATAAAGAATTTTAATCCCGATTATTCTACTGCGGGTAGTCATTTATACGGACAAAGTCCATTGCAGCCATTATTTCGTAATTTATCCATAAATAATAATGCCATACAAACCGGTAGTAAGTATTTAACAAATCAAGGGGCAAGAGGAATACTAAGTTCACAAGACAATATGTTAACGGCAGAACACGCTTCTGCTCTTAGGGACAAATATAAATCCATGTATTCGGGTGTAGATAATGCCGGAGAAATTATGGTAACAAATCATGATTTTAAATGGATTGAAATGGGATTGCCTTTGGCTGATTTAGCTTTAATAGAGCAATATAATTTATCAATTAAGGATTTAGCTTCTGCATACAAGGTTCCATCAATACTTCTGAATGACACCCAAAGTTCGACTTTTAATAACTATCGTGAAGCAAAAAAAGCATTTTATTTACAAGCAGTATTTCCAAAATTAATTGCAGTAAGAGATGAATTGAATAGGTGGTTAACTCCAACATATGGTAGCCAATATTATATTGATTTTGATTTTTTAAGTGTTCCCGAACTACAGGAAGACATGGAGAAGGTTGTTAGGCAGTTATCTTTAGCTTGGTGGCTTACACCAAATGAAAAGAGAGCGGTTATGCAATACGAACCAATTGAACAAAAAGAAATGGACGAAATACATATGTTAGCTAACTATATTCCGATTTCTGATGGTGTTACACCAAAAGAATCCGGAGGTACTAGTCAGCAATTACTCAATGACACATCTGATTACGATAAAAAGTAGTGTGTTATCCAAATTTTTATGAGGATTATGATTCATTTATCAACAGATGTAACCATGAATTAGATTACCCTACACTAAATAAGAATTTTAGAGAAAGAAGGAGTATGTACCTAAAAGAAGGATTGGGTGATATTCCTTTTTTATTGAATACCGAAAGAAGAATGAACATCTTCATTGATTCCTACACAGGAAAGGTAGAGAAAGAATTAGACGATGTTTACGGTAGCATAGCGTTGTTTATTGCACTAAATGGGATAGACGCTGCTTGGGAATTAGTTAATAGCACAGACGGCTTAGAAAGAGTACTGAGGAGTGGGTATCTTGAGACAGGGGAATACATTGATGATAGGTATTCGAATAAGTACGGTGGTGAGTCTAATTTATTTATTAATGCATTGGTTATTTCTATTTTTTTAAATAGATTTTCAAAGGTTGATTTATTTAAAAAAAGAACAAGTGAGATTATAAATAGAATAATATTAGAAAACGATTCCTTGGATGATATTGTAGATGGAATAAAAAAACACAACAATAACCCAAGGGCAAGAGTAATTGCTGCAACCGAACTAGGAATTGCTCAGTCATCTGTTGAATTACAGGCAATGCTTAGAATAGCAAATGAAAAACCCGTAGCAAAGTATTGGGTGGGTGTTTTAGATGATAGGATAAGAGATAGTCATTTTGAGGCAACATCATTCTACACAAGGAGTAGCGCTATTCCATTAAATCAATCTTTTAATGTTAACGGATCCATGATGATGCATCCAAGAGATTTTAATGCTCCGGCAAAAGAAATTGTGAATTGTAGGTGTTATTTAGGATATGTTGTGTAAGTTTGTTTTGTAATTGTGTGTGTGGTGTACATGATTACGATATATGTTTAAATATTGTGTAGAGAGCGTTCGTAAATGAATGCTCTTTTTTTTTATTAACTTTGACGTAAAATTTATTATGTTAAGGTTCAAAGGAAATTATTTTGATGACATGGATGACGAAAAAGGTGTCGTCAAAGGATATGCATCAACTTTCAATAATGTTGATTCAGACAACGATATCATCACAAAAGGTGCTTACACCAAAACTCTTCAAGAGAACTCTGAGAGAATAGCATTCTTATACCAACATAATATGCATCAACCAATTGGTAAGGCTATCTCCATGAAAGAGGATGACAAAGGCTTATTTATTGAAGCAAAAATATCAGATAGTTCTTTAGGAAAGGATGTTAAAACAATGGTTTCCGAAGGAATATTAAAAGAATTTTCTGTTGGATTTATTCCAATTAAGGAAGAACAAGGTGCTGCTAATATCAACTACATCAAGGAAATTAAATTATTTGAATTTTCATTGGTAACCTTGGCAGCTAATCCTTTGGCTCAAGTAACTGAGTTTAAAGGAACAAAATCAGTTGATAATCTAATAGATGAATTTGATAAGTTAATAGGAATGTCTAGAAAACTTGACAATCCTCATCTAATGGAATTTGAATTACGAATGCTAAGAGAGAAATCTTCACTTATACTTAATGAGTCTCAAAAATATGAACTCCAAAAAGAATCAGTCGAAAGCAAAAGGATAGCAGACGAATTAGATAACTTTTTATTAAGATTATAAATGGAAGATTTAAACCAACGCTTAACATCCCTCAAGGAGGGGTTAGAAGGCACTATTGATGCTAAAGTAGAGCAATCAGTAGAAAAAAATATGGGTTCTGATTACAAGAACCAATTAAAAGGAGAAGTAAACGAATTGATTTCAAAGCATGGAAAAGTTGTTGAGGATTTAAACTCAAGAATTGATTCATTGGAATTGGACAAGCAGAAGTCACTTCAGAATGCTCCACCAAAAAATTTCAGCGCAAACCTAAAAGCGGCTTTAGCTGATAGTGCTAGTTTTAAATCGTTTATGAGCGGAGATTCGTCTAAAGCTACATTAAACCTTAAAGCTATTATGACAACTGCTGCTAACGCATCGGGTGATACTGTACCGGCTGATAGACTAAACGGATTTTACTATGATCCAACTAGAACTACTAGGGTAAGAGATTTACTAACTACAATCTCAACTGATTCTAACACAATTCGATATATCCAAGAAACTTCTTACACTAACGGCGCTGCTGCTAGAGTTGAGGCTTCTGCTTACGGAGAATCTGAATTTAAGTTGGATCCTGTTGATGCTCCTGTAAGAAGCATTGGTTCTCAGTTAACTATGACTAAGGAAATGTTTAACGATGTTCCCGCTTTAAGTGGATACATTTCTACAAGGATTCCCGCTAAGGTGATGAATGTGGAAGACAATCAGTTGTTATTTGGTGCCGGAACAGGCGCTAATTTGCAAGGGTTGATGACTGCCGGTGGTGGTGCTGCTTTTAACGAGGCTTCATCTGCTGCTTTCTATCAGTTCTTTGGTGCTAATGCTTCTGCATACACTAATGAGTTTGATGTACTAATCGCTGCGAAGAACCAAGCACAAATTGCTGAGTATCTTCCTACTGCGGTTATGGTTAATCCAACTGATTACAATAAAATGTTTTTGAATAAGGATGCCAACGCTAATTACGTTGTGTTTGTTAATGGTGTATTGACAATTTTAGGAACTCCTATATATCCTTCAACTGCGGTAACTGCTGATAAGTTTATTATCGGTGATTTCTCTGCGGGTGCTACTTTAGCAATGAGAGAAGATATGGAAATTTCTTTCTCTGAGCAACATTCTGACAACTTTGTTAAGGATTTGGTTACTGTAAAAGCTACAGAAAGAATTGCTTTGCCAATTCACAATCCAAATGCTTTTGTTCATGGAACGTTCTCAACTGCTATTGCAAGTTTGAATGCCTAAACCACTTATGTGTGTTTGTTTTGAAAGGGGGGTGCAATTTGCATCCCTTTTTCTTTGTTTTTATATTTTTTGTTATTAACCTTGTTTTATGAACGAAGAATACGATTACACAAATCCGAATCATTATAAAACAGGAGGAAAAGAAACCTTTGAAATGATGATAGACATTTGGGGCAAAGAAGCGTTTATTAAGCATTGTGAGATGACTTCTTTTAAATATCGTATGAGAGTAGGAACAAAACCAAACGAGCCTATTGAAAGAGATTTATCAAAGGCTAAGTGGTACGAATTAAAAGCTAAACAACTAAGAGATGAGAAGTAAATACTATAAATTAAGAGAAGAGGTTCTTGATGTTCGAAGAAACATAAAAGAGGTAAATGAAATTATAGAAAAATATTTAAATAAGGAAAAAATATTCCTTAGTGATATCAATAAAATGAATAAACTTTTAGGGCATAAAATCCCAATGGAGATGACATCAGTTATTCAAAGTAAAGAGTATACTTAATATTTTTTTTCTTGTTTTTTTTAGTTTAGAAAGTCACCTTTAAAATGGTGGCTTTTTTTATTTATCTTTGTTAAAAAAATAATTATGATAATCAAGGGTTTACTAAATATTATTGAAACTGTAATACCATTAGCGGGAGAAGTTGTAGAGCAAGTTAAGTCTACAGAAGGTGGCGAAGGTAAATTTAAACTAACACCTAGATTTATCAAGCAAGTAATAAGATTGCTCGTAGCGGGTTGTGTCATGTATATGTTCATAAGCGGTAAGATAGGTTTAGAGGAAGCGCAAGATATTATTAAATAATATAATGAACGAATGGCTTACTCAGCATTGGGCAGAATTGATGGCATTATTAGGAGTTGGAGCAACAGGAGCCGGAGGAAGCGTCCTTGGACACAAACTAATTGACAAACAACAAAACGCTACCTTGAAGCAACACGACAATAGACTAGATAATCTAGAAAAGAAAGTTAATACGATAGAGAGTGAGGTAAAAATTAATAGTACTTCTGATCAACAATTTAGAAATGAAATAGGACATAGGCTAGGTAGTATAGAAAATTTAAATAATAAAATTTTAGAACATTTATTAAAATCAAAGTAGTATGGCACAAATGAAAGTAAAAGTTGATTTCTTACATGATGGTAGACAATTTAAGGTAGGGGATATTTTAGATGTTTCCTCTAAAGCTGATCAACAACACTTAATTAAAACAGGACAAGCTATTCATGAAACATATGATTTCGTTAAGAAAGAAGAAAAGCAAGTTGTTCAGACTAAGGAATTAAAGGTTGAGGTAGAAACCAAAGAAGAAGAGGTAGATGATATTGATTCTTTAAGAGAACAATATTTAGATAAATTTGGTAAAGAAGCCGACAAAAGATGGAAAGAATCTCGTTTAATTGAAGAATTAGAGAATGATTAATTATACTATTTCTGATGCGAGTGGACAAGCTGATAGTTTTGATTATTTAACATTAACTGAAATAAAGAACTATTTGAAGGTAGATAACTCTACTGATGATGTTCTTATTGGTGATATGTTTCAAGCTGCTGCTTCTTATATAGAAAGGCAATTCAAGCAAACACTAAGAGACAGAGATATTGTAATTCAATACGATTCTACAGAGAAATATATTGATTTATTGTTTTCTCCTGTAACTACTATTACTAACGTAACTTATAATACTTTTAATTCAGATGGTAGTGGTACGTTTACTGAATCTACTGATTATTGGACTTATGGATTAACTAATAGTAGAGCAAGAAGTTTGGTTTTAGATTTCAAGAAATCATATGAAACAGTAAACATTTACTATAATTCGGATGGATCCTCCGTCCCAAGTGAAATAAAACTAGCTACACTCGCTTACATTAAGGTTATGTACGATAATAATAGAAGTTTCTTTGATAAGGATGTACCTACGGCGCCACCCACAGAGACAATTCAATTAATGTCTCCGTACAAACCTATTGTAATATGAGGGAAAGAATAACTATCAAATCTAGGACTTATACTACAAGCACAACAGGACAACGCTCTTTTGATACTGAAGTTGATGTTTTAACTACTTGGGCAGATATTTATCAGCGAAGAAGAGATTTTCAAGACTTAACAGGAACTCAAAATGTATTGGAAGGTGATTGGGTATTTAGAATAAGAAACCCTCAATTAGACCCTCCTATATCAAAATCTAATTTTATTTTATGGAGGGATAGAGAATATAGCATTACATCAATTTCAGCACAAGAAAGTTATCAAAGAATGGTTGATGTTACTTGTCGTGTAATTGAATGAGTTTTAAAGTTACACATGATACTAAAAGAGTAATGCTAAGTGTTAACAGACAATTATTAGCTAAAAGAAAGAATGTAAATGAATCTTTGGCTAAATACATTGTTAAAGTTGAGGCAAGTGCAAAAGCTAATTTAGTATCTAATGGTTCAAATTATCAAAAAGAATTAACGGGTAGTTTTAAGGTAGTCAACAAACTAAATATGAATAAAGGTGGGTATATAAACTTATTTGTAAATGCCTCATATGCACCTTTTGTTGAGTTTGGGACAAAAGGAAAATGGTCAGCTCCTTCAGAATTAGGATCATATCCTAGTAAATTTAAAGGAACAAAAGGA